AATTATAGACAAGGAACTGGTAATAGCGTTGATTATACAACTTCTCAAGCGTATGTGCAACAATTAACTAAAAGTGGACCGCCAGCAGCTCCACGGATAATTAGACAGTATCAATTCTATAATATGTTTCCAATTGATATAAGTGAGATCACATTAGATTGGGGAGATAATGATTCCGTTGAAGAATTTACTGTTACATTTGCATATGACTATTGGAAAACGCAATTTCCTAATCCTAAAACAGGAGGTGCGGGTCCTGAAGGAAGAGGAGCAACCGGATAATTTTAATCCATTTTATCATTTTTTTCTGATTTTGCAAGTGAATAAATAAAACAGTAATATTTTATTCACTTGCATTCAGGAAAGATATGGCTATTGATATATTTGGATTTACTATCGGAAAAAAAGAATCCAAGAAAAATGAAAAGATACAAAGTTTTGCTCAAGTTGAACATGAAGACGGTGCGGTTACCGTAGCATCTGGAGGTGCCTATGGAACGTATATTGATACTGAAGGTGCTATAAAGAGCGAATCAGAGTTAATAAATCGTTATAGAGATATGTCTTTACAGGCAGAAGTTGAAAATGCTATAGACGATATTGTTAACGAAGCGATTATATCAATAAAAGACAATCCTATAGTGGATATAAAATTAGATAATCTAAACCTATCCGAAAATATAAAAAATAAAATAAGAGTTGAATTCAAGGAGATATCTAAATTATTAGATTTTCAAAATTTAGGTTATGATTTATTCAGAAGATGGTATGTTGATGGTAGAATTTATTATCATGTTGTTATTGATGAAAAAAATACTAAAAAAGGTATTCACGAATTAAGATTATTAGATCCTCGCAAGATAAAAAAAATCAGAGAAAATAAATCTCTAAAACTTCCAAATGGTGACACTCAAAAACAAATACAAGAATATTATGTCTATAATGAAAAAGGTATATATCAATCGCAAGGACAGACAATAGGAACTGCATTTACAAATGCAGCATCTGGTTTAAAAATATCCTTAGATTCTATTGTTTATTGTCATTCTGGACTATTAAATTCCACAAAATCATTAGTATTGTCATACTTACATAAAGCTATAAAACCTCTCAATATGCTCAGAATGATTGAAGATTCTTTAGTCATTTATAGAATATCAAGGGCACCCGAAAGAAGAATTTTTTATGTAGATGTTGGAAATTTACCTAAAGTACGAGCAGAACAATATATGCGTGATTTGATGACAAGATATAAAAATAAACTTGTTTATGATGCGAATACTGGTGAAATACGTGATGATAGAAAACATATGTCAATGTTAGAAGATTACTGGATGCCTAGAATGGAAGGGGGTAGAGGTACCGAGGTAACAACATTGCCAGGAGGTCAAAATCTAGGTGATATAGAAGATGTTATATACTTTCAAAAGAAACTTTATAAATCATTAGGTGTTCCACTCTCTAGATTAGAATCAGAAGCATCCTATACCATTGGTAGAGCAACGGAAATTTCCAGAGATGAAGTTAAATTTACCAGATTTATTAATAGATTACAAAATAAATTTTCAATTTTATTTGATGAATTATTGGAGAGACAATTAAGTCTTAAAGGTATTATGAGTAGAGATGATTTTAAAGAAATTAAAAATCAACTCTATTATCATTATGAAAGTGATAGTCATTTCACAGAAATGAAAAGAAATGAATTATTACAAGACAGACTTAACTTATTAAGAGATTTATCAGAATACACTGGAAAATATTATTCTAATGAGTATGTGAGAAAAAATATTTTATTGATGAGTGATGATGACATCAAAACAAATGATGAACAAATTGCGAAAGAACTGGAAGATCCAAGATTTTCTGGAGAAGATGATATGCAAATGAATAATTCTTACGAACAAGAATCTGAAAATGTTTTGAATGAAAATCTCATTGAGAAAATTATAGAAAGCAAGTTTGAATCTAGTAAAAATGACGAAAAACTGAAAAACACCATAAATGATATTTTATCTACTATAAAGTTAGACGATTAATTAAATGTCAAATGATAATAATAAGCAATTAAAACTAAATGAAGTTTTAGCTGCATCTCTAGCATACACTCAAAAAGAATTTAAAAGAGCTAAGCAAGAGCTAATAAAAGATATAAAAGAAATTTTTGATCCTGAAACTGGTGAGAAAATAAAAGTTCTTGAAATAGCAGGTGAGCAAGGTCCTAGAGGTGAAAAGGGTGAAAAAGGTTTAGATGGTTCTCCTGGTGAAAAAGGAGAAAAAGGTGAGAAAGGTGATCCAGGTAAAATAGGGCCACAAGGACTTCAAGGACCACAAGGACCTCAGGGAGAAATTGGACCACAAGGTCCTCAGGGTGATGTAGGTCCAAAAGGCGATGACGCACAAGTAGAACCATTAAAGCAAGAGTTAGAAAAATTAAAAACTGTTGTAAAAAATATTGGTTCACAAGCAGCATCTACTGCGCAAAAAGTATCGACTGGTTGGGGAGATACTTATGGAGGAGGCGGCGGTAGTGATATTGTATCAATAGGTAAAAACTTAGAAGTCACATCTAACACAGTACAACTATATTCAAATGTAGAATATACTCCAACAAAAACTACTTTAAAATTTAAATCAATAAAAACAGGTAGTGGTCTTTTTGCTGCACAGAATAATTCTTCCATAATTATATCTTTTGATCCTGATTTATTGTCAATAAATGATGATAATAATTTAGTCGTCAATCAATCATTGATTATCGGACAGACTCAATCTTTAAAAATTGGTGAAGGTACACAAAATGCTGTATTAGGTTTTCACAGCACCTCTGGTAATGATTTTACTATTAGAGATAGTAATGGTGACAGAATATTTTCAGTTCTTGAGTTAAAAGAAGTCGATGAAAGTTTTCTGGGTGCTGAAGGAGATGTTTTAAGGGTTACGTCCAATAATACTTTAGAGTTTTCCCCTGCCTCGAAACCTATAGAAATTTCTGAAACGCAGGTTTCTGGAAATACAATCTCAAATTTAGAACACATATCCGTAAATTCTGATGATGGTTTTTATTTAGAAAATGGTCAAAACAATTCTTCAGTTATTATTAGATCAAATATATTAGATCAGATAAGACCATTAACTTCAGGATCATCAGGATCAGCAGGAACTTCAGGATCATCAGGAACTTCAGGAACTTCAGGATCATCAGGAACCTCAGGAGTAGATGGAAATTTTGGAGGCGCTTCTTTTGAATATGATTTTGATGATTCTATCATCGGTGATCCTTCAACTGGAATTTTTAGATTCAATAGCACATCATCTGCATCTATAACTGAATTGATTATAAATCACTTGGATAATAATTCTAGTGATATAGAATCATTTCTACACACTATAGCTGGATCGACAAGCACGATTAAGGGTCATGTTAGAATTTCTCTAAAAGGTGATAATTCTGCATACATGCTATTTACCATTAGTGATTCTGTCGATGGTGGTGTTGGTAATAATTTTGATATAGTATCAATCAATTATGTTACTTCTTCTAATGAAATTCCATTTAATGATGGCGATAGCTGTGTGGTTACATTTGCTAGAACGGGTGATGCAGGAACATCTGGTACTTCCGGTTCATCCGGTACAGCAGGATCTTCTGGTTCATCTGGTCGAGATGCAAGTGCAGGATCATCAGGATCATCTGGTACATCAGGAACTTCAGGATCTGTAGGTAGTTCAGGCAGTGCAGGATCATCTGGAAGTTCAGGTAGTGCAGGATCATCTGGAAGTTCAGGTAGTGCAGGATCATCTGGAAGTTCAGGTAGTGCAGGTAGTGCCGGATCAGCAGGTAGTGCTGGATCATCAGGTTCAGCAGGTAGTGCAGGTAGTGCCGGATCAGCAGGTAGTGCAGGATCTTCAGGCTCATCAGGTAGTGCAGGTAGTGCCGGATCAGCAGGTAGTGCAGGTAGTGCAGGTAGTGCTGGATCATCTGGAAGTGCCGGATCATCAGGTTCTGCAGGTAGTGCTGGTTCATCTGGTAGTTCAGGAAGTGCTGGAACTTCTGGATCGTCTGGACTAACATATGCAAGTTCTGGTTCATCTGGTAGTTCAGGAAGTGCTGGAACTTCTGGATCATCGGGAACTTCTGGATCATCGGGAACTTCTGGATCATCCGGTAGCGCTGGAAGTGCAGGAAGTGCAGGTAGTGCTGGTTCATCTGGTAGTTCAGGAAGTGCTGGAACTTCTGGATCGTCTGGATTAACATATGCAAGTTCTGGTAGCGCAGGTTCGTCTGGAACATCTGGTAGTGCTGGAACTTCTGGTAGTTCTGGTAGTGCTGGAACTTCTGGTAGTTCTGGTAGTGCAGGATCATCTGGAAGTTCTGGATCTGCAGGTAGTTCTGGAAGTGCAGGAAGTGCAGGTAGTTCTGGAAGTTCTGGAAGTTCAGGATCTGCAGGTAGTTCTGGAAGTGCAGGAAGTGCAGGTAGTTCTGGAAGTTCTGGATCTGCTGGTTCTGCTGGATCTGCAGGTAGTTCTGGAAGTTCTGGATCTGCTGGTTCTGCAGGCAGTTCTGGTTCATCTGGTACTTCTGGCACATCTGGTTCTGCAGGCAGTTCTGGTTCATCTGGTACTTCTGGTACATCTGGTTCTGCTGGTACTTCTGGGGTTGATGGAAATTTTGGTGGCGCAGGCTTTGAATTTGAATATGAGAACGTACAAAGTCCATTCAATACATCATTTCCTTATGGTTTATTTCGATTAAATAATGGAACCCAAAACTTATCAGATAAAATATACATTAAATTTTTTGATAATAATTATACAGATTTACAAAATTTTCTTAGAACAATAGATGATTCAACTAGCACCGTAAAAGGTCATTTAAAGATTTCTAAAAAAGGACAAGAAGAAGATTTTTTACTATTTGTAATAACTCAAAATTTAATAGAACATCCTCAAGAATCTTACTATGAATTAAGTATTCAAATATTAGAAGAATCTTCAACAATTCCTTTTAGTGATGAAGATATTTGTGTATTAACTTTTGCAAGAACTGGTGATAAAGGTGAAAAAGGAGATGATGGATCATCAGGGTCTTCTGGTACATCTGGAACTGCAGGAACAGCAGGATCTGCAGGAACTTCAGGATCTTCTGGTCGAGATGCCAGTGCTGGTTCTTCTGGATCTGCAGGTACCGCAGGATCTTCTGGTAGTTCGGGTTCTGCTGGTTCTTCAGGAACTTCTGGTAGTTCAGGAAGTTCAGGAACTTCAGGATCATCTGGTCGAGATGCAAGTGCGGGTTCCGCCGGTACATC